GCGTTGAGTGCGGGCAGTGCAAAGTCTGCGGGTCAGGCGCGGGCGGCATTTATCGCCCGTGAAAAGGGCATTGAACCCAGCGTTAAAGACCCGGTTGAAGAAGCCTTCAATGCGCTGGCGGCGATCTGGTCGCGCGCGCCGATGGCCGCGAAGCGCCGCTTCATGCAGGAGTTCTCTGACGAGATCGCCGCCATGGAGGGCCATGGCGAATGACCCAACACCTCACCCCTGCGCAGGAATGGTGGACCACAGAGCAGATCGCAAGTGCCGGTCTGCCTGATCTTCCGTCTACACAGCGTGGCGTAGCGTCCTTGGCGGAGCGCCTACAATGGCGCGGCAATGCGTCGATGGCACGTCGCCGCGCTGGCAAGGGTGGTGGCTGGGAATATAGCTGGAAGCTGTTTCCGGCGCGGGCGCAGCGCAAGCTGTTGCAGGCGGCATCGGTCGCCATCGCGGCCCCGGCAGCACCTGCAAAGCTGACGCGCGACGAGGCTTGGACATGGTTCGAGGCCTTGCCGCAGGATGTGAAATCCAAGGCGGAGTCGCGGCTGCGGATCGTCCAGCAGGTTGAGGCGCTGGAGGCGGTGCAAGGGCGCGGTCGGCACATGGCTGTTGTCGATGTGGCGCGCATTTCCGGTGTCGGTGCGCGCACCGTCTGGTCATGGCTCCAGATGATCGAAGGGGTGCGGTCTGATGACCGTATGCCCTACCTTGCACCGCGCAATCGGGCAGCTGCGGATCGGCAACGGTCGAAGGATTGTGACCCGGAATTCTTTGACCTGATCGCCAGCGACTATCTGCGTCTGGAGGCCCCGACCTTCAGCGATTGTTACCGCCGAGCCTCGCGGATCGCCAAGAAGAACGACTGGGACACGCTGCCCGAACGCACCATGCGGCGGCGTCTGGATGCGACGGTGTCGATGCCGACCCAAGTCATGCACCGCAAGGGTGGGGATGCGGTCAAGCGCATGTATCCGCCGCAGATGCGCGACAAATCAGCCTTGCACCCGCTGGAAGGCGTGAACGGCGATAACCACCGCATCGACGTGTTCGTGCGCTGGCCCGCGCCGAAGGGCGAAGAACCCCAGATCGTACGCCCGCAGTTGATGGTCTGGCAGGATATCTACTCCGGCTTCATCCTTGCTTGGCGCTGCGATCTGACCGCGAACTCGACGGCTGTTCTGCTGGCTGCGGGCGACATGATCGAGGCATGGGGCATTCCCGAACATGTTCTGGTCGACAATGGCCGCGAATTTGCCGCCAAGGCCGTCACCGGCGGGGCATCGACCCGCTTTCGTTTCAAGGTCAAAGAGGACGATGTCCCCGGCCTGTTCGTGAACCTTGGCTGCCAGATCCACTGGGCAACCCCTTACAGCGGCCAATCCAAGCCCATCGAACGGGCGTTCCGCGATTTCTGCCAATCCATCGCCAAAGACCCGCGCTTTGCTGGGGCCTATACGGGCAACAAGCCCGATGCCAAGCCCGAAAACTACGGCTCCAACGCGATCAATCTGGAAGAGTTTCTGGTCGTGGTGGCGGAAGGCATCGAGGAGCATAACACCCGGCAGGGGCGGCGTTCGGAAGTGGCCTTCGGGCGGTCCTTTGCCGATGTTTTCGCCGAAGGCTATGCCACCGCGCCGATCCGCAAGGCGACAGAGGCACAGCGCCGTCTGTGGCTAATGGGTGCCGAGGCCGGACGGGCCAGCGCCACTACGGGCGAGATCAAGTTTCAGGGGAACCGCTTCTGGGAGCCGTGGATGCACGAGCTGGCAGGCAAGCGCGTCATCATCCGCTTCGATCCCGAGGCATTCTGCGACGGGCTGCACGTCTACAGCTCGGACGGGGCCTATCAGGGCTTTGCCCCCTGTATCGAAAAGGCTGGTTTCTTCAACAGCGACGAGGCCCGCGCCCATGCTCGTGCGCGTGGTGCTTGGAGGAAGGCTGTCGCCGCTGAAGGTAAGGCGCTTCGCAAATACAGGGCCTCGGAAATTGGCGCGATGATGAGCGAGTCCGCACCTGTCGCCACGCCGATGATCGAATCCAAAGTGGTCAAGCCGATCTTCGGAAGAGGCAAGGGTGCTGTCGCCGACGATATCGCGACAGCCGCAGCGCCTGCCTACTCGGATGAACGGATCGCGGCGGTTCAGGCCACCATGATCCACCTCGACAGCCACCGTGCGGCACCGGTTGAGGCTGAAGACGAGACCCCGCGCAAGATATTCCAGCGCGCCATCGAGATGGAGCGCCAGCTGGCAGCGGGAGCGGTGCTGACGAAGACCCAGACCCAATGGCTAGCCAGCTACCAGACCACGGCTGACTACATCGCCCTGCGGCTACTGCTGGATGACTACGGCGACACGATTTTCGGATGAGAAAAGCCGACGGGGGTGAGCAGACCCCACGGCGACGGTAACAAAACGAGGAGTTCAGAATGACAGAGATTGACGCCCCGATCAACAACGTCGCCCCGCTTGCCAATGTGGCGCGGTTGCAGACGTTGATGGTCACCTTGCAAAACCGGGTCGACGGGCTGCCCGGCATGGGCTGCATGTATGGTCCGGCAGGGTTCGGGAAGACCACCGCAGGGGTCTATGTGACCAACCGGTTCCGGGCTTGCCACGTCGAAGCGCTGCCGTTTGGCGGGGCCAAGAAACTGCTGGAAATGATCGTGACCGAGTTGGGTCTGCGGCCATCGCGCACTGTGTCCACCTTGTTCGATCAGGCGGCAGATGCGCTGGCACGGACCGGCCGTCCGGTGATCATCGACGAAGCTGATCAGATCCTGACCGACCGCATCATCGAGACGGTGCGCCACCTGCATGACAAGACCTTGGTGCCGATCATCTTGATGGGCGAAGAGATGCTGCCGCAAAAGCTGCGCCGCTGGGAGCGGGTCAATGGCCGCATTCTTGAATGGGTTGCAGCTGAACCAGCCACTGCCGAGGACGTCAATTTTCTGGCGCCGATCTATGCGCGCGGCTTGACCATCGACGCGGACCTGAAGGGGCGGCTGCTGGCGGCTTCTCATGGCTCGATCCGCAACGTCTCGAGCAATCTTGCCAAACTCGCAGCCTTTGCCGCGATCAAGGGATTGACCCGGATTGGCATGGCTGAGTGGGGCAACAAGGCGTTTCACACGGGCGTAGCACCTGAAGCGCGGCGTGGCTTGGGGGATAGCACCCCGAGTGTCTCGCGGGTGCGGAGGAGCGCTGCATGAGCCGCAGCTACACCAGCGCCGCCTCCAAGGCGAAGGCAGAGGCCGCTTGGGCCACCGCACAGCGCCTGCAGCAGTTCGGGTATGGCGAGTTTTGCCGTGAATTGTCGATCCCGATGGAGTTCGCCACGCACATTGTGCGCGGTTGGGAAGCCGCCGGAAAGGTTCGCGTGATCGCCGCCCATGTCGGGACCGCCCGTAAGGTTTACGAGGTCGTGCCAGAGCATGAGATGCGTTTTGTGGCCGTGCCGGGCGACGCCTACGAGCAGATGTGGACTGCAATGCGCAAGCTGAGCGCCTTCAGCCCGGTCGATATCGCTGCCCATTGCGCCACGGCGGTCACCGTCGAAGAGGCCCGCGCTTATTGCCGCCTGCTGATGGCCGCTGGCTACATGCGGGTGATGGGCAAAGCTGTGCCGGGCAAAAAGGAGGCCACCTATCGCCTGTGCAAGGTCACTGGCGTCAAAGCCCCCCGCGAAAAGCGGGTGCGCTGCCTGATCGACGAAAACCTTGGCACGATTGCGCCAGTGACGGGGGATGCACAATGAAAGTGACCCCGCTTGATGTCGCGCGCGAAGCTTGGGGCGAACCCCTGCCGGATTGGGTTGAGACGTTGGCGATCACCTGCGGTCGCACGTCGCAGGCCAAGGTTGCCAAGGAACTGGATCGGTCTGGCGCGGTGATCAGCCAAGTGCTGCGCAAGATCTACCCCGCCGACATGGATCGCATCGAAGAGCGTGTGCGCGGCGTGTTCATGAACGGCTTGGTCGCTTGCCCGTCTTTGGGCGAGTTGCCGGTGCAGGCCTGCCAAGACTGGCGCGACAAGGCCAGCAAACTGGAGGTCGGCAATCCGATCCGCACCCGCATGTTCCGGGCCTGTAACCGCTGCCCGCGCTATTTGTCGGAGGGGCAGGAATGACCGCCGCTCTGCCAATGCCCGTCATCCTTGCCCGCGCCTCGACGGCCTTGGGCAAGGTCGACCTCTACGGTCCGCGCGGCGTGACCATGCTTTCCGTCGAAGAAACCGAAGCCATGGCGCTGCTGCTTGCGGTGCTTGGCCTTGTGCCAACGCGCCCAGGTGCAGCCGCGCCCGCCGCATATTTCAAACCCGCTTCAAAGGACGCTTAAATGTCGAACTATCCGCCCACCCAGATCCCGACCGGCCGCACCACTGTTGGCGATGTCGAATACCTGCCCGATGCCAAAGGCGCGCTGGTGCCGGTCAGCCTGATCAAGCCGACGCATCTGCTGGAAGACGAGCTGGTGCGCAAAGTCATGGGCCATGCCATCGCGCTGTCGGATCAGGTCAGCCGCTTCAAGGAACATACCTTCGATGACCTTGGGGCATTCGAAGCTCTGCTCGCGCAGGAATACGGCAGCACCGTTGGGGGTGCGAAGGGCAACAAGACCCTGACCACGCATGACGGCCTGTTCAAGGTCTCGGTGCAGGTTGCCGACAACATCGTCTTCGGGTCGGAGCTGCAGATTGCCAAGGGGCTGGTTGACGAGTGCCTGAACGAATGGTCGCAAGGCTCTCGCGATGAAATCCGCGCCATCGTCACCCGTGCCTTCAACACCGACAAGGCAGGCCAGATCAACCGCAGTGAAATCTTCATGCTGCTGCGGTTGGAAATCACCGACCCGCGCTGGCAGGCGGCCATGAAGGCGATCCGCGATGCAATGCGGGTGGAAGGCTCCAAGACCTATGTGCGCTGCCATCGCCGCGACACCTGCGACAGTGCGTGGCAGGCCGTCTCGATCGATCTGGCGAAGGCGTAATCCGATGCAGGTCACGGACAATCACCTGAAGGCAGTCGAAGCGAGGTTCCCGATGGGGCGGGCAGTGAAATTCTACCCCGTCATGGGGCGGGCTGCGTTTCATCAAGGCAGCATTCGATCGAAGCCTTGGGCGCTGGCGAGTGGTGCAATCGTGATTGCAATTACGGGCCGCCCCGGCGGCGTGTCGGTCGATCACCTGGAGGTGGTGTGATGGCGAAGCGCAACTATTCCGCCCGCCGTCCTCGCACCATCGTTGAGGCGCGGCGCTGGGCAACCCGCAAGCTGGAAGCGATCGAATCCCATGTACGGGCGCGGTGCGAGGAAATGATGGGCTTCTTCGACGAAGGCATCGTTTCAACCGTTCTGGAAGACATGCTGACAGATATCGCAAACAGCAAGGCCGAGGTGCTTGAGCAACTTGATGAGCTGGTTGCTGACGAGCTTTCAAAATGACCGACGCGGCAACCATCCGCACCGCCCACCGCGACGAATGTCGTGCCCGCAAGCCGTTCTGGATTGGCGGCGTGCCGACCAAGCTCGACATCTACGCGGTCAGCAAGGCCGTAGCCGCGCGCCTGAAGGTGACATTGGCTGATGTGAACTCCGCCTTGGCCGAAGACGGCCCAATCGGTGCCAGCAAATGACCGTCGTCGCCCTGATCTCCGCGCCGATGCTAGCGGTCGAGCGCCGCGCGCGCGGCGCGGTGCTGGGCGCGGCGGACGGTAACATCAACGGCATTGCATTGGCCGTGACCATCACTGAGGCCGAAATTTACATCGGCTGGGTCGACCGCAGTGGACCGGCGTTTGTGATCCAGCTGAACCAGCTGGTCAAATCCGCCGTCAACGAAATCGAAATCCTCCTTGGCCAGCGAAAGGCAGACCTATGACCGCCAACACTGTTCTGAAGACGATCCATGTGGCCGTGCGCGATCTGGGGTTGGACAATGACGCGCGCCGCGATTTGCAGCTGCTGGTCACGGGTAAGGAAAGCCTGCGGGATATGACCGCAGCCGAGCAGCTGGCGGTGCTGGATGCGCTGAAGGAACGGGGCTTCAAGGCGTCTGCAGGCAAAGGCCACCGGCGTCCAGCCACGCGCGGCGATATTCGCTTCTGTCATGTGCTTTGGGCCAAACTGGTGCGCGCGGGCGTCGTCGAGCTGCCCGGTGCGGCGGGTCTGAATGCGTTCATTCGCGCCCGATTCGAAAAGGCTTGGGGTGCGGTGCCGTTCGACATCGACGGGCTGCGCGACTGGCAGCAGATCGCCACGGTGATCGAGGCGCTGAAAGCCATGTGCCATCGCGCGGGGATCGAACTCTGATGAAGGTTTCAAGCGTCCGCGTCACCGATCATGCCGTGCTGCGTTACCTTGAGCGCATCGGCGGATTCGAGATTGAAAAGCTACGCCAAGAGATTGCGGCGCGGGTCGCGCAAAGTGTCACCCGTGGCCAGCATACCGTGCTGATCGACGGCCACCGCTTTGTGCTGAAGGAGGCCAGCAACAACACCGCCGGGCTGGTGGTTGCGACGGTGCTTGAGGCTGGGGATCGGTCACTGGTGTGGACGGACCGCAAATGAGCTGGCCCTTCGCAGATCTGACCCCGATGAAATACGGCGCGATCCTGGTCGATCCGCCATGGTCCTATGCCATGCGGTCAGACAAGGGCTTGGCGAAAAGCCCGGAAGCCCATTACGACACCATGGCGCTGGACGAGATCAAGGCCCTGCCCGTGGGGCATCTGGCCGGGCCGAACTGCTACCTGTTCATGTGGTCGACCTGGCCGCATCTGCCGCAGGCGATGGAGGTGATGGCCGCTTGGGGTTTTCGCTACGTCACCGGCGGCTCATGGACCAAGCGCACCGTGAATTGGAACACTGCCTTCGGGACCGGCTATGTGTTGCGCTCAGCGACCGAGCCTTACCTCGTCGGCTGCATCGGCCACCCAAAGCCAGCCAGCCGCAGCGAGCGCAATATCATTGCCGCGCCGGAATCCGTGCTGGCTTACGAGGACATCCCGGACAGCATCGAAGCAATCCGGCGCGAACATTCGCGTAAGCCGGTGCAGATGCGGGCGATGATCGAGCGATTGTTGCCTGGTGAACATGCTTGCGAGCTTTTCGCCCGCGAAGCGTGGCAGGGCTATGACGTCTGGGGCAATCAGGCGGATAAGTTCGGGGGTGGCCCGTGACCATCCCGAACATTCCGCGCCCACCGGCGCATCTGGACACATATGTAAACGCCCTGGGAGCCGAACTTGCCGTTCGGTTCTTTTTGGCATTCGGCGGCGCTGATTTCTACGTCGCCAAAGACCCCAAGGGCGGCTCAAAAGCGGTTGATGTCATCGGCTTGGACGGGCTGCGGGCGCTTGCCCTGTCGCATGGCGGCTGCATCGTTCGGGTGCCGACGGCAAAGCCATGGATCGCCCGGTATCTGCACGAGGTCGAGGGCCTGCCGAAGGCGGATATTTGCCGCACCCTGCACGCGACGGAACCCAGCGTTAAACGCTGGCTTGAAGATGGCGGTAAACGCGCCTGGATCGACCCGCGTCAGCACTCGCTGTTCTGATCCTCCCCATACCGTTTACGCTGAAACGACCCCCCCTGAGCATTGCAAACTGAACGGGTAATCGCGGGCGCGCCCGCAATCCCCGAGGATCAGTCATGCAAACCAGCGCCCAAGGTGTAGCCGCCCTCGAGCTTGAAGAGGGTGTCGTCTTGCGCGCCTATCGTGACGTTACAGGCGTCTGGACTATTGGCGCGGGCTTGACCGCCGCGTCGGGTGTTGTGCGCCCGAAGGCGGGCATGGTCATCACCACCGCCGAAGCGACGAACTTGATGCAACGGGCACTGCGCGAGAAGTATGAACCCGCTGTTGAGGTCGCGATGTCGCGCATCAGCAACGGCGGTGCGGCGGTCGAGCGCCCCAAGCAGCACGAGTTTGATGCGGGCATTTCATTCCACTGGAACACGGGCGCAATCAAATCGGCATCTTGGGTCAAGCTTTGGTTGGCCAAGGTTGGGCGGAAAGACATCGCCGTGAGCCTGATGCAATGGAACAAGAGTGATGGCAAAGTCCTGCCGAGCCTGACAGCGCGCCGCGAACGCGAAGCCGCAATGCTTTTCGATGGTACCTATCGCTCTGCAACCCCTTCCTTTGTGCCGTCCGCTATGTTTGCCCGCTGGGGCATCCCCCTGACATCGACTGAAAAGGCTGCGGCCCGCGAGGCGCTGCTATCGCTGGGCTATCAGCCAGGTCCAATGCTGGATTCGGTGTTGAAAGATGCCGTCATGCGCTTTCAGGGCGATCATGGCCTGACCGTCGACGGCGTCATTGGCCGCGCCACGCTGACGACGCTGCAGCGCCGCCTGAATGCGCGCTCGGAGGCGAAGGTCACAGGAACCACGGTTGTTGCAACGGGTGCGGGGGCTGCGGTTCCCGCAGGTCAATCCGATATCACCGACGCGCTGCTGTCGATCCCCTATGTCCAGACCGTGCTTGTTGCGGCGGTGGTCTGCATTGGCGTCGCTTACCTTTACCGGCACCGCGACACCGTCGCCGCCAAGATCAATCGCATTTTGCCGCGTGTTGCGGCCTTGCTTCGGAGTTTCTGATGTCGGCAATTTTACTCGAACTGGCCGTCAAAGCGGGCATGCCCATGGTCGAAAAGATCATCGGCAAAAAGCTGGGCGACCGCGACGGCGCATTGGTCGCCCAAGTGGTGCAGGCCATCGCCACGCGCGCCGGTGTCAGCGTCGATAAGGTCGAGACCATGGCGACCGAAACACCTGGTCGGGTCATTGATGCCATGCGCGAAGTCGAACGGGCCGTGCCTGATATGGTCGCCGCCTATGATCGCGACCTGCAACTGCAGCT